GTCACGCGATCAGGCGTTTCACATCACCTCGGTAGCCCTTAATTCACTTCACCAGTCTTCCAAGCCCTGTTAACGTCAGGGCATGGCTGGTAAATCGACCAATATAGAAATCGACGAGCGGATAAATACCGTTTACAAACTCTTATTGGAAGGCAACAGCAGAACTCAAATCCTGCAATACGGCGCGGATACCTGGGGGCTACGCACCCGCCAGATCGAGGAATACATCAAGCGGGCCCGTGACCACCAGCGCCTGGACGCTGAGCTGGAGCGGCCCGAGTGGCTCCACGAATCGCTCTGTGCCCTCAAGGACATCCAGCGCAAGGCCACTAACAAAAGCCAATACAGCACAGCCCTAAAAGCAATCGAGCTGCAGGCCCGACTCCTGCGCTTTGAGATGTCATGAGCCTGGTTGACGACATCTGCGAGGCCGTACCCCTCACGCAGTTCGCCACGCCACCCTCAGCTCAGGACACCGACGACATCCTGCGGCGAATCAAAGCCGACCTGCACCCTGGCCAGCTGGCCTTTGTTGAAGACACATCGACACAGATCCTTGGCCTAACCGCCGGATATGGCGCAGGCAAAACCGTGGCCCTGGCCGCTAAATCCACATCCCTGGCAATTCTCAATCAGGGCTACACGGGCATTGTTATGGAGCCCACCTATCCGATGATCCGTGACATCTGGAAAGCCACCTTTGACAAGTTCCTGGAGCAGTACGGCATCCCATACACCTACCGGACCAGCCCGCTGCCGGAGTACGAGTTACACCTGAGCAAACCGACTCGGATCCTGTGCCGGTCGATAAAGAACGGGGCCTTCACTGCGGTAGGCGTTAACGCCGCCTGGGCCTGTTTTGATGAAATCGACATCCTCCGCTTGGTCGATGCCCAGAGCGCTTTTGAAAAGATCCTGGGTCGCCTACGCGAAGGCAACGTGCGGCAGTTTGCTGTAGCCAGCACTCCCGAAGGCTTCCGCTGGTTGTTCCAACAATTTGGCAAACCTGAAATGCAGGAGCGGGAAGACCGCAGGCTCATTAAGATGCGGACGTGCGATAACCCGCACCTTCCTAAGGACTTCATCGAACGGCTGCAGGAGAACTACGACTCCGCAAGCCTCGCCGCTTATCTCAATGGAGATTTTGTTCTCCTAAACAGCACGCAGGTTTACGACCGATTCGACCGAGCGAAGCACGTCATTAAGGCGGCCCCGGTCAATCTCGACAACGAACCGCGTCACTGGGGGATCGACTTCAACATCGGGAACTGCAACGCCGTTTGTGGGGTGCGCTTAGGGCAGCAATTCCTAATCATCGACGAGTTAAAAGCCCATGACACAGATGCCATGGCTGCAGAAATCAAGCGACGATGTGCGCACGTTTCTGCCCCTGTTTATGTCTACCCAGACGCATCAGGCGCAAACCGCAGCACTAATGCCGCGAGAACAGACATCGAGCTTTTGCAGATGGCCGGTCTCTCCGTCGTCGCCGGTAAATCGAACCCTCTCATTCGCGATCGGGTGGCTGCTGTTCAAGCTCTGCTGGAGAACGGCCGTCAAGAGGTCAGGCTCCAGGTGCTTGAGAAGTGCGAACGAATGATCGAGTGCTTAGAGCTGCAGAGCTACTCAGAACGCAACCCAGAGGAGCCCGACAAAGAAGCTGGATATGACCACCTAAACGATTCTTTGGGTTATGTCGTCTGGGCTCTATACAACCCGCTACACGTCCGGGCAGGGCGTGGCACCGGAATCAGAGTATATTGATTGCACTGAGATCTCGCGGACAACGTCACAGACCTGGGAGCTTCGGTAGCCCAGCAACCTGTGACCCCGCGAACAACTTTGATGAGCTTGGAGTGCCCGCTCGTCGGGTCCAGGGGATTCAAAGCTTGGCCGATTCGTTTCTAAAGCGTCTAACGGGGTCGAAGGCATTGAAAGGGGGGGCTGGTGAATAACCGACCCCCTTTCTTGTGTCTGTAGATCTCTCGATTAACATCAAATTATTGGAAGGGGCTTAGCCGTGTATTCATCTGGGATCGGTGGCGCTAAGCGTGTTGGCAACGTCAGCACCGTGGATTCGCCCAACCAGGCCTACATGAGCATGGCCGACCATTGGAGTCTCTTGGAGACCCTGTTGGGTGGCACCTATGCCCTACGCAAGGGCCACAGAAAATTTTTGCCGCAGTACCCCCGCGAAGATGATCTTTCATATGACAATCGTCTGAAGATCAGCTGCCTTAGCCCTTTCTACGCCCGCATCGAAAAGATGTTGGCGGGCATGTTGACCCGCAAGCCGGTCAGATTGACCGATGTCAGTGACACGATCACAGAACAACTGTTTGACGCAGATCTGCAGGGCAATGACATAACGCAATTTCTGTATGAAGCCACCAGGATCTGCCTGCGTTACGGCCACGTCGGTGTTCTGGTCGATGCTGCAGCTGATGGCAGCGGAAGGCCGTATTTCGTGCGTTATACCCCTCGCGACATTCTCGGCTGGAGAAGTGAAATCGTCGACGGCACGCAGAAGCTGACTCAGCTGCGCTTGTTTGAAACCATCACCGAGCCTGAAGGTGATTACGGGGAGAAGGTCATTGAGCAGGTGCGGGTGCTGACCCCTGGGGCCTACGAGATTCACCGCAAGGAAAAGGATGGTGAGTTCAAGCTGTTCGACGAGGGCACGACCACCGTCAAAGAAATCCCGTTTGCGGTGGCGTATTCCAACCGCGTCGGCCTGCTGGAGTCGCGGCCACCAATGAACGACATTGCAGAGCTGAACCTGAAGCACTATCAGGCCAGCTCTGATCTCAGCAACCAGCTGAGAATCAGTGCGGTGCCATTCCTCGCCATCTACGGGATGCCGCCTAGTGCTGAGGAAATCACGGCTGGCCCTTCGGAGGCCATGAGCCTGCCCACTGATTCACGGGTTGAGTTTGTCGAGCCATCAGGCAACAGCTATGAGGCGCAGTTCAAGCACCTGGACCGAATCGCGGAAGAGATCAACACGCTGGCGCTTGCCAGTGTCCTTGGCCAAAAGCTGTCAGCTGAAACCGCTGAGTCAAAGCGCATTGACCGCAGCCAGGGCGACAGCACCATGATGCTGATCGCGCAGCAAATGCAGGATCTGCTGGACAACTGCCTGCGTTTTCATGCCGAGTATTTAAACGACAGCCAGCCAGGCACGGCGTACGTCAACCGGGACTTTCTGGGTCAACGTCTGCAGCCGCAAGAGATCCAAGCATTGCTGCAGCTTTACACCGCTGGGACTATCACCCAGAAAACCTTGCTTGAGGAACTCAACAAGGGAGAGGTGCTTGATGATCTGGACGTTGAAGAAGAGCTGGAGGCGCTTGAGATGGGCGGTCTTTCAGGTACGCAGGAACCGGAACAGGAAGAAGAACCGGAGCCAGAAGAAGAGGATGAAGATACGCTGCCAGAAGAAGATGAGGAAGTAGACGATGTGGAGGAATAAGCCGGAGCGTCGGGAACGAAACCTGTTTGTATTTCAGGGCGAGTGTATGGGCCCAAACTTCGGGATTGTTAGAACCACTTGGTATGACAATGGCCAGATCAGCGGCATACAGGAAACAAGGCTGCGGGATAGCCAGGATTGGGTTGTCAATACAGCCAAGTTCACTGCCGTAGTGGGCACTGCATTGCGTGAAGGTGCTGATGTGTCTGTCTACGTCGATTGTGATCCTGCGGAACTGGGCCTGGAGGATCTGTGACCGCATCACCTAGCAAGGGGGAACAGGTCAGGTTTCTTGAGAACACCATCAACCCGCGCAGTGGTGTTGCGGGTGTCCCTGAGAGCTACTACCGCAAGGCGCTGGATCTGAACCGCTTCAGCAACAGCGTGGCCAACAAGCTGCTGGAGTCTTACCGGCGGCAAATCGTCAAAGCTGTGCGGGAGCTGGAGCGCATCGACAAGATGCCCAGCAGCAAAAGGCCTGAGTTCAAGGCGGGCCGGATGCGGGCTTTGATCAAACAAAACCTGGACGCCATGAAGAAGTGGTCCGGGCAGAGCGTTGAGGAGTTGATTAAACAGCTAGACGGCCTGGCTGATATTGAAGTTGCATTTGCTCAGGCAGAGCTGCAACGGGTAGTGCCTGCGGCGGTCAAGACCCAGGTGCGGACGGTTGAGGTCACAGAATCCTTTGCCAAGGCTGTGGTGAAAGCTGACCCACTGGATGTGGGCACCAACCTGTTGCAGGGCAGCTTTGAGGAGGCCGTGAAGGGGCCAGGCTCAGTGATGAAGCTGACGGCGCGGCAAGGCGCTGTGATCCGGATGCCTGACGGGACCAGCATCGTGAAGGCGTTTCGTGGGTTGGCTGAACGACAGGGTGAGCTGTTTTCCCGTGCTGTTCTGGATGGCCTGCTTACTGGTGAGAGCACGGAATCAATCGCCCGGTCTTTGTATGGAGAGCTGGGGTTTTCGACTGAGGCCCTGACACCACGCCAGGTTGCCTTGGCTCAGAAAGGCAACGCCTGGAAGATGGCGAAGCACCAGGTGCGGACGTTGGTTAGGACCAGCGTGAACGCCACGTCAAACGCCGCAAGCCTGCAGGTTTACAAGGCCAATCCCAAGCTCACGAAGAAGTACAGGTGGATTGCCACGCTGGACAGCAACACAACGGCCATTTGCCGAAACCTTGATCAACAGGAGTTCTTCTACGGCAAGGGGCCAACACCAGCAAACCCGCCGCATTTCGGCTGCCGGTCTACGACGGTGCCGGTCATTGATTACGCGGGCGCATCCAAGAGGTTTGGCGTTGAGATAAAACCGCCTAGCTCCAAGATCGGCTATCGCCCGACAAAGGAGGGCACACCGTCCAGTGCAGACCCCAAGGGTGGCCGGGTGCCTGTGGGCACTAGCGCAGCACAGCATCTGTACGACCTGCGGGGCACAACCAAGGCAGGCCGCAAATCCAGGTTTGAGGCCAGCCCTGCCCAGGCCCGGATGCTGAATGGTGGCAAGGCAACGCCTGGGGCGTTTGAGAAGGCCCGTTACTTCAACCGCCTGGCAGATCGCTATGGCCCAGAGGGTGCCATGAAGCGGTTCATGCGTGAGGACGGCTCAGAGGTGAGCCTGAGGGAGCTGCGGTCCCGTTATGGGCAGCCGGACAAGATCACACGAGGCAAGAAAGCCGCGGCCCCGAAACCCAAGCCAAAGACAACGCAGAATCTGCGCGATGAGCTGGCACAGGCCAAGGCCAGAACGGCTGCGGCCAAAGCAGCCGCAGACAAGGCCAAGGCAGAAGCTGAGAGAACGCGGCGGGAGTTGCAGAGGCAAAAGCCGTTCAAGGATCAGTTTGTTGATTCGCCGGAAGTCGCTGAATATATGGAGTCCGTGGGTGGCACTGGCGCAGTTGCCGACAGGGTGCTTACGGCTTTGTCTGATGATCCACTTAGAAAGCGAAACATTGATAATTTTAGAAAATTTGTCAGGAAAAATAACGTGGCCCAAAACTTCACTTTTGCAGATGAAGACATCACTAAAAACCTCGCAAGTTACGAGGGCGCAAAAATTCAAGCCATCGCCGCATCGCAAAGAGCAAAGGTTGAGCTTCTTAGAAAACAGGGCTACACCGAAAAAGATATGGCGCAGTCATTGGATTTCTTAAAGCGGCTAGAGGCAGGCAACACGGCAGTTTTGCCAAGGCTAATTGCTCCATTGCCAACTGCCCTTGGATATACCCGACAGTCGCAAGGGGTTGTAAATATCTCAATGCGGAGAAACTCAGCTTTAGGCAAAAAGCAAGACCTGCTCCAAGCCGTAGAAAAATCGTTGGACAGGACCATGGAATATGTGAAGACCGGTAAAGGCGAGCTGCCATGGGCTACCTATTCAGATGTTGATAAAAGACAAGAATGGATCCCAGTGATGTTGCACGAAACAGGGCATCAAGTTCACTACGCTGGCATCAATGCAGGGAGTTTCAAGGGCAGCGGATTCCAAGTGCCTGGGCAAATCGCCTCAGTTTCTCAATATGGACTATCTAACGAGAAAGAACGCTTTGCTGAGGCCTTTGTGCAATATGTCCTAAACCCGGCCGGGTTGAAGGAAAAAGCTAGCGGCCTCTATGATTGGGTCGATGATGCTGTGCAAAAAGCTATTCAATGACGCTTGAAGAAGCTGTCACGATGATCGGCGGCTGGCCTGACAACCGGAATGTGCCAAGGCTTCTGCGTGATGCCATCGACGCTGCGGATGGCGACCGCAAGGAAAAGCTGGGGCAGATGGTTGAGATCTTGCACGCAGGCTCGCTGACCAAGGCAGACACCGATCTGGTGAGCAAGTTTTTCGGCTGAACTAAGCTATAGGTGCTGTTAGGGCCTGTCCCATGCAACTCCACAGCAAATTCAAGTTCAAACCGACCACTGAGGAGGCTC